AAAATATCCGATATAATATAAATATAGTAAGTATTAAATTTCTAGGAGGTAATTATATTATGGATATAAGTAAAATGAGTTTTAACAAAAGGATTAGACTAGTTAAAAAAGAGACTTTTGACGCGGTAATTGAGTCGAGCGAACTTGGCGAAATTTCATCAAGAACAAAGGACGGCAAAAAAATTAATACAGGTAAGGGCTATTATACACTTAGAACTATATTTAGTGCTTTGCATCCTGCTATGGATAAGTACGATATAGACTTAGAAATAATGATAAACAAAGATAATATTTTATGCATCTGGTACGATTGTATAGAAGATAAAAAAAGAGAGGTATTAATTGATTTTAGTAGTATTTCAGGGATGCAAAAGTTACCACTTATGAATAATATGGTCCAATCAGATGGAGCCGTAAAAAGTTATATTAGGCGTTATGCTCTTACAACACTGCTAAATCTAAATAGTACGGACGATATAGAAGAGAGACAGCCAAAAGATCAACCCAAAAGCCAGTATACTCCAAGACAACAACAACCAAAACAACCTACACAACCAAAGCAACAACAACCAAAAAAGATTACAAACACAAACTTAAAAGCGTATTATGCTACGATTAAAGAAAAAGGCTTTACTACAGAAGAAGACAAAGAATTGATTGATAGCCTTGTAAAAGAAGCTTTCCAATTGAAGTCTAAAAATGATTGGCTAGATGTACACTATGGGCCATTTATGAAATTCATGAAAGAAGCGGACAAAGAAACTATTAAAATGTCATTAGAAAGAAAAATACAAAAAAGAAAGGAAAAAGAAGGGGCGAAATAATTCCCCTCTTTAATTCCTTTGGTAGAGGGGGTTTAATGTGAGTTTAGAAAGGGATATAACTATAGAAAAATTAATAAAAGATTTTAAAGAATACGAGCAAGAAAAAGAAAGAATGATTAACGTTTGTTTAGGGGTTATAAATGATTATAACAGGAAAATAGATCAATATACTTATGATATATTATCCAAAAGAAACGGACTTGAAAATCAAATCAAGTCTATGATGGATATAAAAGAAATGAAGGAAAATAAGACGGAGTACGCTTATAATTTGCCGTCTTGTAAAGTTAGCTTTAAAAAAGAACGTCACTTAATGAAGCTAAAAGAAGAATTTAATATTGATAATGTTCCAAGTAAGTTTATTAAAGAAGTAAGGAAAGTCGATTGGAACAATTATAAAAAGGTTCTTCAAGTAAAGGGCGAAGATATTATAAACATTCAAACAGGTGAAATTGTGGAGGACGTTGTATTAGAAAAGACAGGTGGCGGCGAGCTTGTTTTAAAAATATTTGAAGATAAGGAGATAGAAGAAAATGAAAAGTAAAAGGGAAATAGGGGATATTCTAAACAATGATTATTTCGAAAAATTATTAGAAGAAATTGAAGCGGAGGCGAAAAAGAATGAATGAATCTGTTATTGCTATGATGCACGATAACAAGGGGAATTATAAATTTGTAGAGACGTTTATTAGTTTATATGATAGCGATCAATTGTCAACAATCGTAATGATAATACAAAGAGAGATAAGAAAGAGGAATATAGCAAGTATTAACAATGAATGTAAAAGTGTGGTATAATATTATGCAAGTGATTATATTGTTTGTTATATTTATGGTAATGTTGATATTTTCAACGTTAATACCTTCAGTAATTTTTTTCACAATTAAAGCAGTAAGAAAACTACAAAGCCTATGATATCATAGGCTTTTTTGTGTTTTAATTCAAATTATCATATAATTATAATAAAGGAGGGTTTTAGATGGCTATTTACAAGAAAAGACTTGACACGGCGAAATCAGTTAGACAATATTTAGCTAACGTTGTCCACGCGGTCCATGATGATAAAATGGATAGTGAAAAGGCCCGTTGTATAGGTTATTTATGTAACATTATGATAAAATCCTTTGAGGTTACGGACTTTGAAGACCGCTTGACAGTGTTAGAAGGGTTATTAAAAAATGAAAAATCATAGTAGGTTAAGAGAGTTAGAGCAATTAATAAAAGATAAATCATGTATATTAATTCTGGATGAAGAACCAACCAAAGCACAGGAAAATAAATATAAGATTATTATAATAAATGATATACCGAGGGGTTAAAATGGATAAGATATATTTAAAAGAATGTATAGGCCCGGCGTATTATAAAATGTTTTGGGATATTGAAGAAAAAGAACATATCCATTATGTTATGAAGGGCGGCCGGGGTTCTTTGAAATCTTCATTTGCATTTTTATATATTATTTATAAAATGACTCAAGATGCTTTAAATGGTGATATAACACATTGTGTAGGCCTTCGAAAAATAAAAGATACTATCAAAGAAAGTGTATTTACTAATTTCTTATGGGCCATTAATATGTTAGGGCTAAATGATTATTGGAATAGCACAAAAACACCAATGAGAATTTGGTTTAAGAATAACACTATTTTATTTAGGGGTTGTGCTAATCAAGACGATTACAATAAAATAAAGTCTATTAAATTTGAAAAGGGTTATTGTAAATATGCTGTTTTTGAAGAATTAACCGAGTTCGCCGGAATGGATGAAATATTAAGTATATTACAATCATTGTTTAGAGGTGGAAATGAAGCGGCGGCCTTTTATATGTACAATCCACCGGCTAGTCGTAAAAATTGGGTTAATGAAGAAATGGACAAAAAAGTCGATAATCGTTTTGTCCATCATTCAACTTATTTAGATGTTCCGGAAAAATGGTTAGGAAAAGTATTTATAAAAGAAGCCGAAGAGATCAAAAAGAATAATAATAGAAAATACCGACATATGTATTTAGGTGAAGTATTAGGGGAAGGACTCGAAATATATCCAGAACTAACTAAAGATAATCCAGACGGGCTTGTTGAGTATAGGACGATAACAGATGAAGAAATACAGGAAATGACTAAAATATACCGAGGTCTTGACTTTGGATATTCACACGCAACATGTTATAGTGAAGTATTTTACAATTTAAAAAAAGACTGGATTTATATTCTTGGTGAAGTATACTTATATCATGCATCAAACAAAATGTTAGCTATGCAAATAAAACCCAAGGCCGGAAGTACTTATATAAATGGTGACAGCGAAGACCCTCGGACAATTAATGAAATGAATTTATACGGCCTTAATGTGGGAAAAGCTAAAAAAGGCCCTGACTCAAAACATCATGGTATAAAGTGGGTACAAGATCGAGCTAGAATAATAATAGACAAAAAAAGAACTCCGAATATAGCCTCGGATTTTGAAAATTATGAGTATGAAAAAGACAAAAAAACAGGCAAAATAATATATGATTTCCCTGACGAGCCAGACGGAAGTGCAAGCGTACGTTACGCATTAGAGCGCTTTATATTACATAGCAAACTAAAATTTGGTGTAAGGAGGTAAGAAGAATGGATATTGTTAAAATTATTAAAGAGGATATAAAAAAGAAGAGAGATAAATACAAGGCTAGAGATTATTATAACTATAAGCTTAAAGAGGATGAAAGCGACGAAATCCACACGGCCTCGAATGGTGAAATACACACATTTAAAAAAGAAAATAAAAGAGAGCTTTATGTTAATTATTTTAAAATATTAGTTAAGCAAAAAATTAATTATTTGCTTGCTAAAACTCCGGAACTTGAAACAAAAGACGATTACACAGTTACAACGATTAAAAGTATGTTAAAAGAGGCCGGGCTAAATGCTTGTTTAGATTCGACTGCTTGGCTACATTTTTATGTTGAGGATAATAAATTAGATTGGATATTCGTTGAAGATAAAGAGATAATTCCTAAGTATGATAAATATAAAAAGAATATCATTGAAATAATAAGATACTATGAAATTGATAAAGATACAATAAGGGCTGAAATATGGTCTAAAACAGGGGTAACTATTCAACTTGTTGAGAAAGAAAAAGTTATTCAAGAAAAAACCGATTATCATTACTATGATGAATATCAATACAATGATAATTTAGAGGATGTACAGGGGCGTAACTTCACTTTTATTCCGTTTATACCTATGTTTAATAATGATGAAAAAAAGAGCGAATTAACTGGGGATTTAAAGGCCTTATTAGATATGTTCAATGAAATATCTAGTGGTTTTGTTTCAAACATAAATAAATTTCAAGAATCCATTATTAAATTAAAAGGTTTTGCCGGTGATGGTGAAGAGCTAGAGAAAACAATGGCTCATATGAAAAAATATAAAATGGTTGGAATACCTTCGGCCGGTAATGATGGGGCCGACATTGAATATATGGCGGTGGAAATACCAGTTGAAGCTAGGCAAGTTATATTAGAACTTTTAAAAGACGCTATATTCCAAGTCGGTGAAGGTATGGACCCAAATAAAAAAATATCAGAAAGTAATATAACAAATGTAGTTATTAAATCTAGATATTCAGCTCTAGACATGAAGGTAAATGATTTTGAGACGGAAATGAAGTTGTTTTATGAAAAGTTTGTTAATTCCTTGAATGAGTATTATAGGACTTCTTTAAGTGAAGAAATAACTTTTAATAGGTCTATGATATTTAATGAATCCGAACAAATAGACAATTGTATTAAGTCTATGGGGCTTGTTCCAATGGAAATTATATTAGATAATCATCCTTGGATAAGTGACAGTAAAAACGCTCTTACAATGCTTGAAAAAGAAAAAGAAGAAAATATAAAACAGCAACAAAAAATGATGGAAGTACAAGACAACGGCGAAAAAAACATGAATAGTGAAGATTTAAAGAATAAGTCATAAATTTATGATATAATAGTTTTAAATAATAGTTTAAGTTAAATTATTATTATGTCATTGAACAAAACAATGTAAAAAAATGTCAAGTCTTCGCGGTCTATCGCGTAAAAAATAGGGGGAAATTTCATGAGTGATAAAATTAGGAATAAAATTGGTGATGAGTTATATAATAAAATTCTTGAAACTGGGTTAAAGCCAAATGAATTTGACTTATTAAATGGATATGTTCCAAGAGATAGACTAAATGAAGTTAGCAACAAGCTAAAGTCAACCGAGGCAAAAATAACAGATTATGAAAGTCAAATAGAAGAGACAAAGCAATTATTAAAAGGTAATGACGAATTTAAATCTAAGTATAACGAATTAAGCGAAAAATATAAAAATGACTTAGCTTTAAAAGATAAAGAAATTATTAATAATAAAAAGCAGTATAGAATAGTTGATAAGTTAAAGGGTGAAGGAATGAAGCATCCAGAGGTATTTATGAATCAAATTGACTTTGAAAAGTTATCTTTTGATAATGATAATTTGTTAGGGCTTGACGATGTTGTAAAGGATTTAAAAGAGAAATATAATGATATGTTTGTAACTAAAACATCAACCAATAATGTTACACAAAGTAACAAAAATGATAATGATAATGATAATAATAATGATGATGATTGGGGCGAGATATTTAAACAATTTTGATGTTTAAAGGAGTGTAAGAGATGGCAAATAGTATATCTTATGCAAAAGCCTACAAAGATAAGCTTGACGAAATATTTAAGGCCGGGGCTGTTACTGCTATGATGGAAGCGGCGGAAGGTACTTATAAATTTAATCCGGAAAATGCACAGGAAATTTTATTACAAAAAGTAAGTGTAAATGGATTGGGTGATTATTCAAGATCAAATGGTTATGTTTCCGGTGATGCGACAGTTACATGGGAAACGCATTCATTTGGACAAGATAGGGCAAGAAAATTTAATCTTGACACTATGGACGCAAAAGAAGCTATGTTCATGGTTGGCCGTTTAATGGCTGAAATTATGAGAACTCAAATTATACCGGAAATTGACGCTTATAGGTTCCATAAAATCTGTAATTTATGTAGTGTTGATGCAACTGCCGATTTAACAGTTGATACCGTTGTAAATGCAATTGACACCGGTGTACAGACTTTAAATGATGCAGAGGTACCGGAAGAAGGTAGAGTGTTATTTTTAAGTAATACAGTTGATAACCTATTAAAGAACTCTGGCGAATTTTACAAAACTAGAGTAACGCATGATAATGCAGTTCAAAAAATTCAAAGAAAAATTTCTATGCTTGACGATATGCCAATAATAAGAGTGCCTAAAGCAAGGTTCTATAGTGCTTTTGATTTTTATGATGGTGAGTCAGGCGGAGAAACAGCCGGAGGATTTACTCCAAGTGCTGGGTCAAAAGAGCTTAATTTTATGATTGTACCTATCCAATATGTAATAGGTGTTATTCGTCATATGGACCCTAAATTAATTCAACCACAATACAACGCCGATCATGACGGTTGGATATTTGCACCGAGACTATACCATGAATTGTTTATTCCAGAAAATAAATTAGGCGGTATTTACATACATAAAAAATCTTCATAATTGAGGGGTTTTATAATGAGTGATGTTCAACAAAATTTAATTAAATATTATGAAAATGTTTCTAATATGGCATTAAAAAACTTGAAGGCTGAAAAGTCTTTTCAGTTTAGAAAAATGCTTACTAATCATAGTTTATTACAGGTTGTTCAATCTCATTATGAAAGCATAAGCAAGTCAGAAGAAGCTAAGAAAATGATAAAAGATTATATGTCTAGCATGAATGGAATGTATAAAAGTGCTAGGGATGATTACAATAAAACTTTAAAATTGTTAAAGGCGACAAGTGACCCTATAGTAAAACAAAGAATTTTAGACGAATACGCAACAAGAGGGATTCATGGTTTTACTGCGAAAAATGGGGCCAGATGGAATATAGAAACATATAGTAATATGTGTACTACTCACTTTAACAATGAGATCACAAGGTTGAGTGTTTTAGAAAATGTACCTCAAGATGGTAAAGTACAAATAACGACAAGTTCAAGACCTTGTCCGTTGTGTATACCTTGGGAAAATAAAATTTTAACTTTACAAGAATTAAACTATGCAAGATCACAAGGACTATTTCATGTAAGATGTAAGCATTTTGCTTATCCAATTAGGGGGTAAAAATGAGATCAAAAAAAGAAGTTGAAAAACTTTTAATGGATAACATAGAAACTGAAACTTTAAAACGTAAATGGATAAGGCGGTATTATGTATCTTTGACAGAGGACCACAAACAAAAATGTTTATATTTTATTAAATTATATGGTGGAAATGAGGCCGAATTATGAACACGGAAAAAGGCTCAATTGTTGCATCAATGGGCGGTTATGGTGGCGAAGTTATAGACGATACCGATGCACATACACCAACAAGCCCCTACAATTATGTAGCAATACAAGCAATAGAAGATTCGACAGTTACGGCGGTCGGTGACATTACCGGTTTAAGTGGTGTTTCAGTACCGGCCGGGTTTGTTATTTATGGAACTTTCACAAGTATTACTTTGGGTAGTGGTAGCGTGATTGCTTATTTAGGGGGATAAAACATGTTAGGTTTAGGACTAGGGTTAAATAAAAATAATTATAGTGGTGCTTTTACGGGGCCATTAGACTATTATAGTCAACTAAATTATACTTTTATGGGCCTTAGCATTTATAGACTTACAAAAGAGTATTCCGGATATTGTATGAAAATTAGAAGAAGCTCTGACAATGCGACAAAAGATATCGGCTTTTCTGGTAGTTTTGTTAATCGTGGAGCTATACAAAGTTTTTGCGGTTCCGGTGATGGTTACGTTCATACTCTTTATGACCAGTCAGGAAATGGCAATAATGCAGTCCAAACTAATAGCAGTTATCAACCTAAAATTTGTGAAAGTGGAGTCTTTATTGAAAAAGGTATAAAATTTGATGGGGTTGACGATAGGTTAGACGTTGGCGACACTGGCGGGACTATGTGGAGTGGATATATAAGCTTTGAAACTAATCAAGAAATTACTTATAATTCTTCACGAAAACTATCGTTTAATCTCGAAGATAATTACGGCGGTATTCGCTTTGGTAATACTACCGGATATCTTACAAACGAATTATTGGCGGTTTATGCGGCTGATAGTAATAGATCGGGTTGGGTATCAATATATGACACAATTACCACCGGCACAGTGCATAAACTTTTAACTATATTTAATACAGGGGCCAATTTATTTGATATGAGGTATGATGGAACCTATCGAGGAATAACTAAAGTTAATACCCCAGCCGCTATATCTTGTGACAATGTAAGATTAGGGGCAACTATGGACGGGGCTGATTGGTTAGATGGGTATGCAAGGTCATTTATATTGTTAAATACAACAATATATGTATCATGGAATTGGTTAAGTACTGTATGACAACTTAGATATTTTCGAAAATGGTAATAAAATTACTTATAAAGGAGTGTAGCAAATGGCATACACATTAAAAGGTAAGTTGGATTCTATTGGCGATGGTCTGTCTAGTATAGCGACCGCGTCAAGTCAAATAGCTTCAAATGCAACGGTTTTTGATTCTCTAATTACAGCGGAATCAACAAATGTTAGTTCTTTAACAAGTGCCGCAACTGATATATCAACCGGTGCTAGTACTATAGTAAGTGCCGGAGCGGCAATAAGTACGGCGAATGATGGAATTGATTCAGTTGGAACTTTAGTTAGTACTGGTAATAGTTCGGCCGTAAGCGTTGGAACTTTGGTTAGTACTGCAAATGCTAAAAATGATAGTATTGGAGTTTTACAAAGTACGGGGAATAGTTCAGCGGTTAGTGTTGGAACCTTAGTTAGTACTGCGAATAGTTTAGGCACTGTTAACGGTTCTAAGATTACTAGTGTTGGAACTTTAGCAAGTACAGGAAACAGTCTTATAGCTAGTTATGGAACTAAAACAGATAGTGTCGGAACTGCAACAAGTACGGCAAATAGTACAAATTATTCAGCGATTCAAAGTGTTGGAACTTTGCAAAGTACGGGCAATAGTTCAGCGGTTAGCATAGGAACATTGTTGAGTACTGGAAATTCTAAGACAGATAGTGCGGCAACGGCGGCCAGTACTGCAAATAGTTCAAGCTTGTCAGCTATTACTAGTTACGGTACGGCCGGAAGTACTGCAAATAGTTCTAGTTTGTCAGCTATTGCTAGTTATGGCACAGCCGGAAGTACTGCAAATAGTACTAATTTGTCGGCGGTAGATAGTGCGGCGGTAGCGGCTTCAACTGCTAATAGTTCGGCTTTGTCTGCGGTTGTATCACTTGCAACGGTTGTATCAACTGGATTTAGCACAACAGATAGTAAGGTAGATTCAGTTGGTGTTGTAGCGGCCGGATAATAGGAGGATTTTAAAATGATTATTGTACATATTGCCCCTTTTGCCCCTAATGCTTGTGGTCTTTATGAGGCGGCTAGAGACATGAGTAGAGCGGATATCCTTGGAGAAAACAACGTATATTTTATTGATGCAGGTGTTTCAAGAAATGGGATAAGGGAAAACGGGATAATAGGGCAAGTTGATGAAAGGGGCGACTTTAGGCTAGAAACAAGCGACCCCTTATTTATAAATGAAGCTGATATTATTATTATGCATACTGGATGCAATGATAACTGGATAGTCAAAACACAAGCCCCAATATTGTGGGCCGTTCATGGGCGGCCGTTAGCTTGTTTTAGGCCGGAGCGTATTAGCAGTAACAACTTTAATTCTTTTACTTTGTATCATGATATAAGCAAGTGGAAAAGGGTAAAAGGAATGTTATATTTTTGGCCTGAATTTAAGTCATATTGGGAAAATGTATTATCAAGTAAAGATATTGTTTTAGACTATCCGGTTATTGACGAAAAAAGGTTTTTTATAAAAAATGTTAATGTATTAGAAAATAAGGGTGAAATAAATATATTATTATGTGATAGTGAACGTGAGGACATATGCAATTATGAAGTTGTTAATGGATTAATACAAGCATGTAAAAGGTTTAAAAATATTAAAGTGCATATTTGCGGAATGGATTTATTAGAAGGTGGGAAAATTCCTAATTGTTGGGGTATTGTTTTAGATAAATTAAAACAATTGGGCGGCCTTGGTAATGTTTATGGAAGATTAACCAATATGTTAGATGTTTATAATTCTGTGGATTGTGTTATAAGTCCAAATAGAATTATAACTAGAACTATTGGAGAGGCTTTAACTTGTGGGGTTCCGGTTATTAGTGAAGTCAACGAAACTAACCTTGTTAGTGATTATACATGTAATATGTCTAATCCTAAAGATATCATACAAGCTTTAGAATGGTTTATTGATGATTTCAAAAATAATAAAATTGATCGAGAGGCTATAAGAAAAAGGGCCGAAGTTTTCAGTTTAAAAAATTACTCTGACAAGATGAATAAAATATATAAAAAGGTGTTGTCATGATAAGAATAGTAAATCGAACAGGCAAATTTATGAGACAATTAAAAGAAAATGAACTTGCGGCTTTAAATGCAATGGGTGTTTTCTGTGTTTCTAAAATGGATTATCATGTAGCCGTTGACACTGGATATTTGAAATCAAGAAATACATATGTTATTAATCGCAATGAATTGTTTTTAATGAATGACACGCCATATGCAAAATACCAAGAACTTGGGACTTATAAAATGGCGGCTCATCCATTTATGAGGCCGGCGGCCTTAAATTATGTAAGTACATTAAAACAAATAAGTGCTTCTTATATGTCAAAAGGTATGAAGGGGTAAAAGGGGTAAAACATGGAATTGATCGAACTTAAAACATATGTCAAGGAAAGGCTTGAAAATTTATCAAATATTAATGTTTATGATACTAAGGTTCCAGATGAAGCGACTTTTCCATACCTAGTTTATAAGTTTAATGCTTGTAACTATCTTGTAAGAGAAAGAAAAGACTGGATATTAGAGCTTAATTTTTGGAATGATAGTTATGATGATAGTGAAATTTTACAAGCGGCCGAATATGTTAAGAATGGAAGAACAGAAGGAGAGACAGAGTATATCGGATTGAATATTTCAACTCAAAATGAAAGTGAAGGCTTTTATTATTGTCATATTGATTTTGAGAGTGAAATTGAAGACCCAGAACCAAATATAACAAGATATAACCAAAGATATATTTTAAAAGTTGATTAGAAAGGAGTGATTTTATGTCAATAACTGCGGTAACGCCTACAGTACCAGTCGCCAATGATGTTATAATGGGAAAGTTTAAAACTTATGCCAATTATGGTTTGCCAACACAGACACTACTAGGGGCAACTAGAGAAGGTTGTAAAGTTGATATATTACGTCAAATTAAATTAATTGAATTTGATGGTGCTTATGGTCCCACTTTAGACAGTGACGGAGTGCCATTAGTAAGATATGAAAGATTAGTTGGAAAAATTACTTTAAAAAGTTTGTATTTAAAATATTTTAATAGAAAAATTATTTCAGATTGTGAAAGCGACGGAACTTGGGAAAGTGGAAACTGGGGAAATGACGGGGGTACTTATGCGGCTGAAACTACTATTGTTAATAGTGGAGATCAATCGGCTAAATGTAGTATAGCGTCGGCACAAACCGGACATGGTATCCATGAAGTTTTTGCAAGTGCGAAAGACTTAACGGCTTTTGATAACTCCGAAACTTCCGACACGGCCGATTATATTGGATTTTCAATATATATTACTACTGCTATGCTTGCTATACTTGGAACAGATAGTATTCAATTAAGAATACATAAGGATGCAGAAGAAACCGAAACAAATTATTATTGGTATGATGTTGAAGCGTCGGCCTTAACCGCCGATCAATGGACTAATTTAAAAGTCCTTAAGTCAGCATTTACAGAAGAAGGAACGGCTTCATGGAGTGCCGTAACTGGTATATCTTTTGAAGTACCAGACGCAACCGACGACGCTTTAGAGTTCTATGTTGACTCAATAGACTTAATTCAAGCACAAACTGATAGTTCAGTTTTGCCGGTAAATGGCTCAACATTTACATACACAGACGAAACAACGTATAAACAATATTCGCCAGATTTAGAGATAGGCAATGACGATTATTTAGAAAATATTACTATTATCGGCCAAAGAATGGACGGTAAAAAAATGAAAATAGTCTTGAAAAATGCTTTTAATGATGGAAAATTAGAACTTGCTTTTGAAGATAAAGACGAAAGTGTAAATGAAACTGAATTTACCGGTCATTATAAGTATGGGTCCGGGTTAATTTGTCCAATCGAAATATATGAATATGTTGCATAAGGAGGTGTAAGACATGGGAATAAATACTTTTGCCCCGGCGGTTCCTGAAAAGGCCAAGGATATCATGTTAGGTGAAGGGCTAGTTTACAAAAACCTTGGAGAATCCGGAGAGGCTTTAATTGGAGCAACACGCGGCGGTTCTAAACTTACGATTGATAGAGTAATTCGTGAGGTTGAATATGATGGAGCAATGGGACCAACTAAAGGAATGAGGCAATATGATACGTTTGTTGCAAAATTGATAATTAATTTTTTAAAAATAAATTATGTTAATATGGCGTATGGTTGCAATGTTACCGTTTCAGATGGTAGCGATCAAGACGGAACATATAAAAAAATATCTTTTGATACTGATTTTGCGGCGGCTGACGTTTTAACAAATGTAGGTTTCCAAGGTTATAAGGCCGACGGAACTTATTGTAAAATTATTGTGCAAAATGCTTTCAATATGGATGATATCGGATTTGAATTTAATGGTATGGACGCGGTCGTAAGCGAAATGGTATACACTGGGTTTTATACTTATGCGGCCCCAAGTACGCCGCCATTTAATATGCAAGAAGAGATAAGTGCATAATTTACATACTATATTTTGTGTATTTTATTATATCAAAGGAGTGTTTCGAGTGAGTGAGAGAAAATTGAGGAAAAAAGAAGTTATGATAGTTAGCAGAATATTAGACGAAGTGAATTTTAAACACTATGCAGAATATTTGCTATCTACAAAACTTGATAAAATACTTAGTAAGTCCGAGGGGCAAAAGGAAAAAGTTTTAATAGTTGTAATTGATATTTTTGCTTTTGTCCTTCAAAACATGTATAAAGCTGAATCGAGCATTGACAAGTTAATAATGTCTTACAAGGGTTTAAATCAAACTGAAATTGATAATTTGGAAGAAGATGCTTTTATAGAAGTTTTAAAAGATGTTTTTATTGCCGGAGTGCCTAAAGTTATCGGTAAAATAGTTGATTTGTCCGAGTTTAAAAAAAAGTTTCAAGAGATAAAAGCGGAGCATTTCAACTAACCGACAAAGAAATAATCGAAAATCTTATAAAAAATTATATCTTTATAATAGATTTTTTTACAGATGAAAACATCATTGAACCAATGATGAATTATTATAAGGATTTTACATATATAGAATATATTTTAGGCCTACCTTTTGAAAGTGGGCTTAAATTATATCTAAAAGCAATAGAACGAACACAAGAGGAAAATATGTATAAATTATGGTTGGTTGAAATTGCTAATGGTTGTGAAATGGATTTTGATACTTATTTTAAAAATCAAAAAAATAAATCTGAAGAAAAATACATGAATGTTGATGAAAAAGAAGAAGAAGAAAAAAGAATTATTGATAAAATAGAAAATAGAAAACTTGGCAAAATGAAAAAAGTTAACTTGCTAAATTAGAAATAAAACTAAAATTTGCTTGCTAGATTTGATCTTGCTAAGTTAGAAATATAACTATTTACTAGGTTTGCTTGCTAGGTTTAAATTTTGCTAAGTTAGAAATATAATTAGTTTTTGCTAGGTTTGTTTGCTTGCTAGGTATAAAATTTTTGCTAGGTTTGCCCTTGCTAGGTTATTAAAAAGGAGGTTAGCAACATGATTGTAACAGTAACAGAAGTTAAAAATTTATTGCAAATTAGCAATTCAACTTATGATTCTTTTATTAAGATTATGATTCCAATTGTTGAAAATGTTATATGTGATTATTGCAATAAAGATTTTACTGATAGAAATTATGTTTATTTTTCATCAAATACAATAAGCTTTACAGGCTCGACCAATGAAATAAATTTTACTGGTATAGGTAATAAACAATTAGTTGAGAATGATACTATTAGGGTTTATGGTTCGTTAAGAAACGATAATCCTTATACGGTCCAAACTGTAAACGATAATAGCATAGTTGTAAATGATGTAAATAGGTTGATAGATGAAGACGAAGGGGAAGGAGTATTTATTGCTAGGATTAAATATCCTACTCCACTTAAAATGGTTGCGGCGAAAATGATTAAATATGATATTTCCTTGTCCGAGAAAGAAGTCGGTGTAAAATCTGAAAAAATAGATGATTATAGTATTACATATGACGACAAGATAATGGGATATCCTAGCCATATTATGACTCAATTAAATGATTACAGAACATTATATAAAAGTACAATATTGTCAGGGGGCTTTTAAATGGCTATAGAACGCTTTTATATATCATGTAGTAGATTAAGACCAACGACAACATTAAACGCTTATAACAGGCCAATTAAAACATATGTAGAAACATCTATAAATGGTTATTTGGGTAGTTCTTCGGATATAGTGATAAAAGTAGCAGACAAGGAGACATTTGAAGTTAGAAGTAAATTTTATTGTGATGATTTTGACTTAGAATCTACGGATTTAATAAAGTATGAAGGAAATACTTATGAAATTATTGGAGAACCAAGAAATACAGTTCACAGAGGCCACCATGTAAGGGCAACTGTTAAAATGATTGGTGATGTAAAACAGGAATAAAGGGGGTGTAATACATGCAATTAGCTGATTTATTTTTTAGTGTAAGAACCGAGGGAACACAACAAGCCCATGACAACATCGGGAAATTAGGAAAATTATTTGATTCAGTTGGTCAAGGTTTAAGCAATGTTGGAAATGGAATTGTTAATTTTGGGCAAACTCTTACAAATAAAATAACATTGCCTTTAATTGATGCGGCAATCGAAGGGGTAAAATACAATGCTACACTCCAAGAACTTGAATCAAGTTTTAGTGTTTTGCTTGGTTCTGGTGATAAAGCCGCTGACATGGTCCAAAGGTTAAAAAAAATGGGAGCTGAGACACCATTTGAAATAACAGGATTAGCAGAGTCAACAAAAATGCTTTTAAGTTATGGATATACACAAGAAGAAGTTATCCCACTTATGAGAATGATTGGTGATGTCTCACTAGGTAATAAATTAAAATTTAAAGACTTAGGAATTATAATGGGCCAAATAAGTTCTTTAGGTAAATTACAAATGGGTGATTTGAAACAACTTAGGGAACGTGGTTGGGATCCAATGCAACAAATAATTGAAAAAACAGGTGAAAAATCAAGCGAATTTTACGAAAGAATGAGAAAAGGAAAAGTTACTTATAAAGAAGTTGAAGACGCTTTAAGAAAAGTTACAGGTGAGGGCGAAAGATTTTACAAGGGAATGGAAAAGGGAAGCCAAACCTTGCAAGGTAGACTTTCAACCTTAAAAGATAATTTTATGGAATTGTTAAGTAATGCTATGAAACCAGTATTTGATTTTGTTCAAAATATAGCGGTTCCTGCTTTGTTAAATTTGATAGAGCGTTTTAATGGTTTATCTCAACCTATTAAAACAGCTATAGTTATTTTAACAGGGCTTGTTGGCTTTTTGCCTATTGTTATCACAGCGTTTGGTGGTTTAGTTGTTGCCGTTGGTGCGGTTGTTTCTGGTATTGGTGGTCTTGCTTTATTAATATCTACAATAGGTCTTCCAATACTTATCGCAATCGGAGGGGCTATTACTACATTGACAATGCTATTTGTTGCCTTTGTTGCCCCAATTGCTTTAGTGGCCGGCGGGCTTGCGGCTTTAGCTATTAAAACCGGGGCGGTAAGTTGGGCCTTTGAAAAAGTAAAAACTTTAATAAATGCTATTATTCAAATTGTTACAGGTAATATGGTTGGCGCTATGGATTTATTAGTTAATAAATTTGGGATGAGTCAGGCACAGGCTGAAACATTTGCACGTAAAATACAACTTGCCAAGTATTGGGTTGGAAAATTAATTGAAGTAGTTCAAAATGTAAGTCAATTGCTAGGTGCTATTTTTACGGCTGACAAACAAAAAATGATTAATATACTTATTGAAAAATTTGGGATTAGTAAAAAACAGGCTCAAGAATTTGCTAAAAAAGTTTTAGACTTAAAAAATAAAGTTAAAGAATTGGCTGATAAATTTATTAATGCGGCAAGTGGAGCATTGCCTAAAATAATTAATAAATTAATTGAATTTGCAAAATGGATTTATAATAATCGTGATAAAATTGTTGCTTTGATATCAAAAATAATAGACTTTATTAATAAGTTGATGCAACTTGCTAGATGGGTTCAGAATAACTCTGATAAAATAAAATCTTTTGCTAAATTTTGTATTAATTTAGGCAAAACAATGGTAACTTTAGCATCAATAGCAATAAAACAATTCGGAATAATAAAGAAAACTATTACCGCCGCCATGAATGTAGCAAAAATGACTATTGATGGGGCCAAAAACGCTTTAAATGCACTTGCTAGAATAGCCGGTTCAACTGCTAAAGCATTATTAAGTATAAAGTTGCCAAATTTGCCGGGGCTAGGGGCTTTAAAATCATTAGTAGGCCATGCAAGTGGGATTATGAATAGTCCAATTGGCCATTATGCATTAGTCGGAGAAAAAGGCCCTGAATTGATGTATGTTCCTAAAGGGGCAAGTATTTATAGTAATCAACAAACTAGACAAATGGCATCTAATACTAGGGGAGCCGAAGCAATAGGAGCCGGAAGCATGTACAATATTGATAAAATAATAATTGATGCTAAAAACGTAAAAGAATTTAATGACGTTGTAAAAATAATGGAAAATATGAAAGTAGAATATAATACTAGAAAATACTAAAAGGAGGTGGACGCTATTCCTTGGTTATACAGTAATACAAGTGGTACGCCTACAAATTGGGCTTGGAGTGCTTTAAATACATATAATCAACATGCGGCGGCGGTCACTGGAATACCGGCCAATTGTGCCATAACATATTTAAAAGTATTTGCCGCGGCTAGATCGTCAACTGTTTATACAAGACTTTGCTTATGGAATCCGGGCGGCTCAATGATACGCCAAACTTCAACTTTTACAATGGCGGTTGGTTCCGAGTCCGGTGGTGGTCAATATTGGTATACCAAAACAATAGACTATTATACATTTAGTGCCGGGGGTACTTTATGGGTTGGATTGTACAGAAATCCTTCAGGAGGTCATATTTTTGGTACTATGACCGGTTCGGGGGATGGATTTAGAAAAACAAATACAAGTGGTTTTCCTAGTGTTAAAAGTATGACAGGTTGGAACGTTGATTCTAACGACGAGCCGACAGTTGCATTATTTTATATTACTGCACCGGGTACCCCTTCGAGTGCGGCAGTGTCTAGAGTGTCAGACACAAAGCACACCGTAACATGGACAATAAATAGCTCAGCCGATCAACCTGCTTGGAATCACATGGTTGAAAGATGGGACAATGTTACTAATGGTTGGTATCACAAAGCAACCTTATCAAGCTCGGCAAACTCTTACAGTGATACAACAACTATAGCAAATAGGGAATATAGATACAGAGTTAAAGCGTGGAATGGAGCCGGCAATAGTAGTTATTCGACAACAAGTTATATTAATACAACTCCGGCGGCCCCTACAAGTGTTGTTGCGACAAGGGTAACAACAACGGTCGAAATTACTTGGAGTAATCCGGCTACAAGTGAAAGTGGATTGACTATTCAGCGTAAAACTTCAACAGATGGCGTGTCTTGGTCGAGTTATAGTACTTTAAGTAGTTCAATAGCCGCCGACGAAACAAGTTACACTGATAACAGCCCGGCAAATTATAATCAATATCAAGTAAGAGCAGACGACGACAACCCTGCTTTACATAGTAATTATGTTGAGTCTAATATAGTTATTGTTATTCAGCCGCCAGATGCACCAACGGGTTTGGACCCAGATAACGACGAAGCTATTGACGCGGATGAAGCAAACACTTTTACATTTACACATAATCCATTAGATGGAACCGAACAAAGCAAATTTTCAATAAGATATAGGGCCGTTGGAGATAGTTGGCCGGGAACACCGCAAGCGAATGAGGTTGCAAGTTCTGTAAGTTCTTATAGTTGGTTAGCTTCAACGTTTACTAATGGCACTGATTATGAATGGCAAGTTCAAACGTGGGGCGAACATGCGACGGCCTCGGATTGGTCAGCAACAGCAACATTTAAGGCCGTTAGTACTCCGGTAGCTACAATAACAAGCCCGTCGGCGGTAAGCGACTACGGTCTTAGTACTTTAACAATGGAATGGGATTATACACAGGCCGAAAGTGAAGGACAAACACAATATATTGCAACCTTGAAAGATTCAAATGATAATATATTAGAAACTAGAAATTATGCGTCAAGTGTTGCGGCCGGTGCTTCGGGTAGTACTGTTTTTGGTTATGCTTTAGAAAATGAAACTACCTACAAAGTTACTCTACAAGTAAAATGTACTAGCGAGTTATGGAGTGAAGAAACCGAAGTCGAGTTTGATACTGATTTTTATGTTCCACCAACACCGACAATTAGCTTAGAACTTGACGAAGATGTTGGGGGTATAAATGTTACTATAACTAATCCTTCGCCGACTGGTGACGAAGTCGAAGCAGTTTCTAATAGTTTATATAGGTCGGTTGATAGTGGTGATTGGGAACTAGTAGAGGATGAAATCGACATAAATACAACGGTAACTGATTACTTGCCAAGTATCGGCGGTAATACTAATTATTATGTTAATGCGGTAAGTGCTACGCCTACGGTTGCCGCGTCAAGTGAGAGCGATCTAGATGTAGAAATGACCGGATATTTTTTCTTAAACGGTGGTGACGGTTACGGCGATTACGCTAAACTTAGAGGTGATATATCTTACAACGAAGATTTTGGAAGAGAAACAGTAACAAGAGGTTATGAAGGTAGAGACTACCCGGTAAAATATCAAGGTACAAATTTAAACCAAGTAATGTCTTTTAGTTGTGATTTGCCTAAAGAAGATTATTCAACGCTTAAAACTCTTATAGAAACAGCCGGCGAACACTTTTTCAGAGGTTGGAACGGTAGGTATATGCATTGTTCAATTACAGGGGCGAAAATTACAAGAAAAAGCAATACATCTTACCAGTTTTCGTGTATCCTAGAAAGGACGGAAGTAGAAAATGGCAACTAATAGATATACACAAACTTATTTAGTCCAATCCGACGATGGATACGTTGACCACACTGCCGGAGATATAGGGACCTCGGATAATCCTTTAAGCTTGTTGCTATATTGGAATATATGGAACACTGACGGTTTTTGTGATTGGTTTGCTTTGTTTGGTCCTGTTAATATACCTAATGGCTCGACAATAGTTAGGGCCGAATTGCTTTTTAGTTTGTATTATGTTGCTAATGGTTGGGTATCTTCTGAAATACGAATATCAGACAGGCAGAGTGTTTATAGTGCATATTCGGATTATACAAACCAAGTTGGAACCAATGAAGCTAAGGAGTTTACACTCGATCAAGTAAGTGAAACACAAATAGTCCAAATGGATATAACCGATCTTGTGCAAGAAAAAGTTAATCAAGAGGATTGGACCGCCGGAAGTAATATGTTGTTTTATACTTCAAATACAGATGGTGAAACGGTCGATAGTGGAGCCGATATTGATTCATATGAATACAATCCAGTAATGACTTTAACTATAGTATATGAGCCGCCGGTTGTTCCATCATTACAAAGCATTTTAGGCGGTTCTAGGATTGAGGGGTTTAAATATGAATGGTTAACTTTAAGCGGTGGGATATATGTTCATAATGGGTATTTAGATAATTATGTGAGAAATGCTAATATAAAAATTGATTTTACTAGAGATATTATCGGAACTATTAATTTAGAAATGAAAAATTATGATAGTGTTAACTTTCTATCTGACTTGATAAGGCCGTATTATTACACTATATACAATGGGACGACATACACATTCCCATTAGGGACTTACATGTTATCAAGCCCTAAAAAGCGTTCTGACGGTAATTTTATTACAAGATATGTCCAAGGATATGACTTATTAAAAGCATTAGAAGATGATAAGACGACAACAAGTACATATTATGCGGCCGGTACGGATGTTTATGACACCATAACAACTTTACTTGATGGGGTTGGCAATTGGGTAAGGTATTCTATTGAGCCAAGCACTGAAACACTTGTGGAAGATATGAGCTTTGAGTTGGGAAGATCAAAACTATTTATAATTAATAGCTTGCTAAATACTATTAATTATTATCCTTTATGGTGTAATGGTGAAGGTGTTTATTGCTCTATTCCTTGGGCCGATTATAATAATATTGCTTGGGAATTTGAAGACAATAGTTATTCCTTGTATGAGCCGGGAGTAACTCAAGATATTGACTTTTCTGAAATGTATAATAGAGTGGTTGTGATAGCAAGACAATTAACAGAAGACACGGCCCCACTGTATAAGGTATGGACTTTTGAAGATGAAAGCATGGATTCTCATCCTTTAAGTTATACCAGTTTAGGTCGTTATATAACTAAAATATTTGATAGTGAAGCAGTAAGTCAAACCTACGTAGATTTAAGGGCAAGACGCGAAATATTAAAAATGTTAGAAATAGAAGAAACTTTGGAGTATAATCACGCATATATTACGTCAAGGTTAAATGATGGCCTTCCGTTCCAAGGCGATTGTTTTAAATTTAAAAATGATAAACTAGATATAAATAGCGAGACATATAAAATTGAAACACATGAGTGGTATTTAAAAGTAGGCGAATTGGTTAAATCTACAATAAGGAGGATAACGGCAAGCTATGATTAATAATATAAAATTGTTTCAAAGCATATTAAACAAGCCAGATAATAAAACATATTTAACGGCGACCGTGTCTGACTTAAACCCTCTTAAGGTTAAACTTTATCCGGGTGATGATGAAATTTTGGCGATTCCTACTACTAATTTATGGGGTGTTACTGTGGGTTCTAGAGTCCTTTTACTTCGACAAGGAAATCAATTTATATGCACTTCGGTAATTGGTAGCCCTAAAGTTGATAGTATAACAATAAAAAGAACTTCAAATCAATTGTTTACTGGGACAAGTAACACCAAGATAGCTTATGATAGCGAAGATCAAAAAGTTGGGAGTAACTTGACTTATGATGCTGTAAATTATGGAATAGAAATTGGTGGTGGTGTTTCAATGGTTGAAGCCCACGCCATGACATGGGCTAATTGTGAAGCTTCGGGAGCCTATTCAGCACAATACATTTACAAAAACTCTAGCGAAGCGACTTACTCAATTGAAAGAAAACGCGATACAAACTCGGAAAAGTGGAGACCCCATTTTGGAAGTGTATTAATACCAGTAACAGAAGGAGACATGATATATTGTTACATTAGGTTTAGTGTTTCGGATGCTTCAAATGGTGTAATTGGTGCTTATGCAAATTCATGTAAATTGATGGTAAGAGTTGTAGAATATGATTTAACTTAGAGGGATGTTTAATATGACAATTAAAATTGGGGGAATTTTATTGAAAATATTTTTTAAAGAATAATTATTTGAATCTAACACAATGTTATTGTGTTAGATTCAACAATATGGTTATAAGATAGCATTAATGCACGTTTTGAAAGTTTTTGTATTGACAGAAAAAAAATGATATGTTTCAAACAATACATATCGTATATTGGGATACAATATGTTAGATTGGGGGTAAATATGCAAGATGAAATTTTAAACATACTAGATTTATGCGAAGTTTTAAAAATATCAGATATCGAAGCTAAAAAATTAATGAAAAGATTAAATGCAAAAATGATTTTTGGAAGGTATTTTATCACAAGGAAAATGTTAACCGACTATATTGAAAATGATGCAATACTTAAAAATGATAAAGGCTTTTTACCTCCAAATTTATGAAAGGGGATAGTTTATGTTTGATTTAACACTATTAGATGATTTGACCAACGCCGAACTTGATGAAGTTCTGAAATATATTCATGATAAAAAAAAGAAAACAAAAGATATTTTTGGAGAATTTTTAGATAATTATGTTTTTGAAGAAAACAAAAAATATACAACTAAAAGTTTATACAAAGACTTTGAAAAGCATTGCAAGGATAAAAAAAAGGTTTGTCCTATGATTGGGCCATTTACAAAGAGATTAATTAAGTTTAAAGAAGATAATCCAGAAAAAGGGAAGAATATCGAAATTTAATAAAATGTCAAATTATGATAATATATACAGATTGAAAAATACAGAAAATGGGGGAAAAACAATGAAAAAGTTAACTATATTGTTAATAATTGTTACATTATTTACTTTAAACTTTGCTTTTGTCAATGCAGAAGAAACAGAACAGCCATCTTGCAGTCAACAGCCTACATGTGAGCCAAGTCCTAGTATAGATAATAGTGATAATTCTGATAATAGCGATAATTCTGATAATAGCGATAATAGTACTAATGTTGACGTTGACCAAAGTACAGAAACAAACGAAGAAACAACAACTACTACAACAACTGAAAATGACACAGAAGTAAGTAATGAGAACGAAGTTGAAAACAACACAGAAAATGAAACAGAAACAACAACAACTACAACACAAAATAATAATAAGGATTCAGAAATTAATAATAATACTGAAAATACTACAACTAACGAAACAACTACAGTAAATAGCAATAACCAAATTAATAGCAATAATACAACAACTAATAATATTACAAATAATACTTATGTTCAAAGCGTTGAATGTAGTCAAAATGAATTAGGTGTTGATAAGGTAAAAGTTGATTTTGGTAAAACATTTAGTGTTGAAAGTGGAAAAGCTTTAAAAACTGTTTATTATAAAGGGGAAAAAGTTATAAAATTAACTGGAAACAAACTTAATGCAACTCTTTATTTATACGGTAAAGAATTTAAAAATGCTTATTGTAAGGCAAAAAGTTTCAAACTTAAAAAAGGTTTAAATAAACTTAAGCATGAAGTATTTATTAATGGGAAAAAGTGTGTTGTAAATATGACTGTTTACTCTCACAAAGCGAATGTATTATGCAATGTTAATACCAATACAAACAATGGAAAAGTGGTAGACACTAAAAAAATTATTGTAACAGATAAAAAAGCAGACGAAGTTAAAACAACAACAAGTGTTGTTAGTGCCTCCGGAGTGTTGGCGGCAAAAACACCAGTCGAAGCTGTTCAAGTTTCAAGTAACGGAAGTTTACCACAAACAGGTGAAGGAACTCCGATACTTCCAATTATAATAGGTGCTTTGTTAATAATGGTAGGTATCGCAGCAACATTTAAATTGAAACATGCAAAATAAAATAATATAATAGTTTTAACCTTGAATTATTAATAAGAAGACTCTGGGCCGTTTAGGTCTTTTTTTTGTTTGACTTGTGCCGCAAAATGACATAAAATAATGCAAAATAACAAAAAAAAGGGGGTAATTGAATTGGATGATAAATTATATTCAGTTGAAGAAGTCGCGAAAATGTTTGGGGTAGCAAATACAACTATTAGAAAGAAGCTAAGAAAAAAAGAATTGCATGGATTTAAAATCGGAAAAGCTTGGAGAATAAAAAGGACGGAGATTCAAAGGTATTGTAAGGAGGGAATTGACAAGGCCGAAAAAGAAGGGTTAAGGTGATTTTATGAAATTTTTGGGTAAAAACTTATATAACTTATTTGTATATTTAAAAGCAAAAAAAATAAAGCGAATACCAGTCGCTTTATATATAATAATATTATTATTTGTTTTTGTAAGTTTCTCAACAAAAAAAACATGTTTGAGTCTTTGTATTGTCGTCCTTACATGGATATTAATGTATAGTTGGTCATTTTCCAAATCCATAAAATATTATAACACAAGATTTGAAGTTTATAATTTAATAAAAAATAACAGAAGTATTAAATTTGTAGGGCTAACTTATCAAGATCAATTTATACTATATAGATTTAAAACCAATATTCCTTTGGAAGAGTTAAGGAAAAGAAAGTCAAGCTTAGAAATGGCATTAAAAACTAATATTATCGAAATGGAACTTTATGGTAGGAGTAAAAGTATTTACCAGTTCGTAACAAGTAAGAAAAAAATTGACTTCAAGGCCAAGGCTAAATTATCTAGTCAAATTCAAGATAAGTTATTTGCGGCTTTTAGAGAATGTAATATTAAGATATCAAATATCGAGGTTATCAAGGAACCCTATAAAAAAACTATATGTTTTGACTCGAATGAGAATAAGAAAGCTCTAGAAAATAGCCTATATGAAATTGAACATTTAACAGGATTAAGAAATTTAAAGCTTTATTCTGATATAAATTATGATTACAAAATAGTATTAAATAAAAATATTGGTATTATAAGCTTTTATACTTTAGTTAAAAATACAAATCTAACCAATAAGGAGAATATGATTGTAGGGCTAAAAAATAGTGGTAGTTTAGAAATATTAGATATAAAAAAAATATATCATTCAATTGTTGCCGGTTCTACTGGGAAAGGGAAGAGTAACTTTAGTCATGTTGTTTGTAGTTCTCTAATTAAATCTAATTTAGATATTGCTATGTTCTTATTGGACCCAAAGAAATCAGAGCTAAAGAGATATCGTGATATTGACCGGGTGTTTTACTCCGGAGATCACAAGGAAATAAACAATATATTAAGTGAAATAGTTAAAGAAATGGACCGTAGGAACATTATGTTTGAAGGAGACAAATTTATTAATAATATTGAAATGTGGAACAATTCCAAAGAAGATAAGTTGAATTATATTATAGTTTATGTTGAAGAGATCGCCGACTTAATTATGTCAAGTGATGAAAAAGACGAAAACTCTTTCAAGAATAATGTAACTAGATTATGTCAGTTAGGCCGTTCCGTTGGTATCAGAGTCTTTTTAAGTACACAAAAGCCAAATGCTGAAATAATACCAACTATTATCAAAGGAAATTGCTATACTAGATTTGGTTTTGCTACAACTAACATTATAGAATCAAGGGTAATTTTGGATAACTCAATGTGCTGTGATCTTAAACAAGCCGGTGACATGATATTCCAAAATAACGGCGAAAATATCAAATTAAAGGTTCCTTTGATTGAGGAAAAATTCATTGTAAATATTGTTGAATATTTAGAAAAAAATCATAATAAAAAGGCCGATTATCCATTGTCCGGTCGAATGGTCGAAATGGTTAAATCTAAACTTGGAGTTAAAAAAACAGGCGACCAATGCGACGGTCGCGACCCGGTCGCAACCATTATAAAAAATAAGCATGATTTGCTTGATTTTTATAAAAAATACTGTGAAAATGAAATTTTTTCTTCAAGAATAACAAGTGAAAAAGTTGACATAGGAAAAACAAAAATTCAAGAATACAGAAAAGAATTAATAAAAGATGGTACATTAATTGAAAAAGGTAAAAAAACATATTTAAATAAAAAAATTAACATCATTAGACTAAAATAAGATATAATATTGTTGAATAAAAATAAACTTTGTAGTCCTATTTATAAAAATACTAGCTAAAATAAAAAGCCTTTTTTAGGGGCTTTTTATTTTTTGTAATTTAATGTATAATATTCAAGAATAGTAATGATAATAGAGTGCTAGTAATGATGAGAATTGATTTAACGTTATTCTAATCCTTAATTAAGATTTTCTTAAAGTGTTTTTTTTGTAAAAGTAGTGTTTGATTCAAAACTTAACCCCTCTAAGTGAGGGGTTAAACTGTTAGATAAATATTTCTATTAATTTTGTTCCGTTCCCGTTATCAGTTATTTTATAAAAACTAAAATTTATAAAAGTGTATTCTTTTCCTTTTGATGGTATATTTATAATTATTTCATTTCCAACTATTGAAATAATAGCTTCGTCTGAATAGTCAATTGTTTCAACTGAAACATTCCTATATGTGATTCTAACCATAAATCCTTGAAATTGTTTACTTAACATTTTTATTTCCTCCTTAAAATGGTAGTGGTGATATAATACTACTGTAAAATCGTTCTACCTCTTCAAGATTACTAAAATATGTATATACGTCTACGCCTTTTTTATTTACTGTTAATGCATATTTACTGCAATTGTTATTTATTTCAATTAAATTTTTATTATAGTATTCACTAAAAATATTATTTTTATAATAATAATCTTTTGATTTAAAAGCTTTTTGCAACTCTTCAAAAGTTTTCATTTTATGTATTTGCCATTCCATTAAATTAAATTCTGATAAAGAATCAATATAATAAAGTGATGTTTTCCAGTAATCACGATTTAGGGGGTTAAATCCTAAATCGTTTAAAGTTCTGTTATAATATACTTTTTCTATTAATCCGTCTTCATCTTCTAAATACATTCCGGGCTTTATTTCAAGCCCGTTTTTATCGTAATATTTTTTCATCTTATACCTCCCATTTGTACGACTGTAATACTTTGATCAATTCATCTTCTAGATTCATACCTTGAACCATATCATTATATAAATCTTCGTATTTTCTTATTATATTTTCTTTTGTTGTATCTTCATTCGCTGTTATATAGGCAAATCTCCAATTATTGTTTTGTATTTTTTCAATTGCCGCTTTTTTTAATTCTTGGTTATTGCTTTGTTTACAAGCTTTTTTTAAATCTTTTATATCCTCATTTTGTTTTTTACATGTTGTTTCTAAAATCCTAAAGTTTTTTAACATTGTTTTTTTATTCATTCTCATATTTAACATATTAATTTCCCCCTTGATTTGTTGTCGTTGACTATGATTACATTATATCGGATATTTTATCCGTTGTCAATACTTTTTTTATATTTTTTATTTTGTGATATAATTAAAACATTATTCTATTAAGTTATTTTGTAAGATTTGTTTTTAATGTTTTTGATATTATAATATACTCATTTTTATTTAAAAAAAGACCGGATTAAATCGCCGGTCTTTGCTCTATCTCACTTTATAAAAGTTACATTGTTAACATCTACATTGATTCCTAGTCCTTTGATTTCTCCTTTAACTGTTACCTTATCGCCTTTTTTCAATTCTGCTACAAAATTTTTGTGGCTGTCTTCAAGCAATAAGCTTACTTGAGGAAAAGATATTTCATCGTCAGCTATTGTAACCGTTAACATTCCGAGGACTTCTGAAATTGAAATCACTTTTCCGGTTATTTGAGCGTATTTGCCCTTATATTTGATATCGGCCTTGACTTCGTTTTCTTCGTAAGCTTTACATAACTCTTTGCTAGTTACTTCTAGGTCAATTTTTTTCTTTTCTTGTGTTGGTAAAGCGGTTTTTGATATTTGTTTTTTCTTTGTTTCAGTTGGTACAGTCGGTTCACAACTTCCAAATATTAATCCTAACAACCCGATTGTTATAAAAAAAATAATTGCTTTTTTCATTTTAAAATCCTCCTTAAGATTTTCTATATGTGCATATTCCTAATATTTCGCACGATTTTTCGCATACATCACATGGTAAACTTGGTTCCATACATTCAATTATTAATGGTTTAAACTTCACATGTGGGATGCTTTTTGTTGCATTTTTTATTATACAATATCCGTAATTATAATTTACCTCTATCAAAGTAAACTTAGTTTCTAAAAATTCAATTTCCTTTTGAAAGTCAGCTAATTGCTTCCCCTTTAAACCTTTGTCATTATCCTTATAATCGTCGTTATATAGTTTTATTATATCTCTGTAATCAACAAACAAGTATTTATCCATTCTAGAACCTCCTATTTTAAAATGGCTTGTAAAATGCCATTACACCTAAGATTATTGTAATTATTATCATTACAACAAGAAATTCAATTGCACGTATAAAAGCCTTGTCAAGTTCTGTCTTCTTCTTCTTCTTCTGAAACTTCAATTGGAAAATCAATCCTTTCTATTATTATTTTAAAATCTTCTTCGCTTATCCTTAGATAATCGCCGGGCTTTACTTGAAGCCTTGTAATATATGGGATTGGTAAGTTTACTAAAATGCTTTTAGTGCCTTTTTTAAAATGTGCTTTTCGTATATACATAATTACCTCCTTTGTATTTTTGGTATGCTTAGTATGCTTAATATGCTATATGTTATTGAAAAGTTTGTAAAGGTGAAAAAGGATGCTTTTAAATTGGTTAAAATAAAATAGCTGAAGTTTTCAGCTATTAAATAAATAATGATTTTAATTTTTAGAACGTGTGATATTTAAATATTAACCATAGTATTAACATTATATCAAATGTTCTATTTGATACAAAGCATTTAATAAAGATTCGTTTTTTATAAAATTATTATATTCCATTTCAAAATCATCAATAAATGGGCCGTCAAACATTTTTTTATAATTTTCTGGATTATATTCTATAAATATATTGGTCCATTTCTCTAGAAATCCAAGTAACCAAACATTAAATGGCGTTTTTTTGTCAAGTTCTTCAACTCTTTTTCTTAGCTTCTTTTCAATATCAACTAACTTATTAAAATAATTGTTATAGCCTACCTCTTTTGATTCCGTGATAATTTCTTGTAATTGCTTGTTTATTTGTATTTTAATGAGTTCTTTATGGGTTACTTTTTCTCTCTCTAGTCCAGATATTTTTAAAACTTTGTTTACTGCATCTTTTCTGGATAAGTTTTCACTTTCAATAAACCAATCAACTATTGACCCACCTTTACAACATTTACTTTGACTTTGGTAACAGTTGTCGTGTGTTGTGATTGTAAAGTGGTCATTATGTCCACAAATAGGGCAAGGATTTATAAAAGTCCATTTACCTGTTTTTTTTCTACTTCCCGGAATAATATCTATTAATTTTATTTTTTGTTTTGCTAAGTCTAAGTTATCCATTTTTTTGCCTCCTAGATTTTAAATTTAAGGCCATATTTAACGTTTTAAAGTTCTAACTTGTCTAAATAAGTCCAAGTGTTAAAACGCTCAAATTTGCTTATTTGATATGTATAATTATATAGGATATACTATCCGTTTTCAAGTATCTTTTTTACATCATTCATATTATATGCAATACCGGCGTTAAACCCGGCGTTTTGCATTTGTTTGATAAAGTTTAGCTGTGCTTTAGTTGGCTTGTTGCGTCCTGTCTTTAATTCTATAAAATATGTTTTCCCTTCTTTCAAAGCAATAAGATCACTAAAGCCGTTTGGAAGTCCTGTTTTAAAATATCTTTTATCTTGTGTTTGAATTTTTCCGACATTGGTCCTAAATGTAATGTAACCTAATTTAGATAATTCTAACCTGACTTGGTTTTGTAATTCATGCTCGGTCAATTTGCATACCTCCTTAAAATATTGTATTGATTAGGTATATCAACATTTAAAGCTTTAGCCTTATGAATGCACCACATAAATTTAAAATTATGCATTTTTTGAATAGCTATTAAATCATCAAAAGCAATGTTCATTTTATATCCGTATTTGTCTAGCTGATAATTAATCCAATTTGGTTTATACCCTTTACATAACTGAAACTTTAACAGTGTCTTAGCGTCCTTTATTTCCTTGGCATAATCATGCGGTTTTGTTGCTAAGATATTTTCACTTTTGATCTCTTCTAGAATTATGTCTTTTATTTCCATTGGTTTACTGTCTCTTACCATAGTTAAAAATTCATTTCCGCAATAGGGGCAAACTTTTGCCCCAGTTGGAACGACAGCAAAACATAATTTACATTCTTTGATTGTGCTTACCTCTTTAGTCTTTTTGCTTTCTAAACTCCATTCTCTATTATCATCTGGCAACCCGTGGATATAGCAGTTGCCAACTTGGTCTATGATAATTGCCTCTTTATTTTCTTTATATCTCATACAACGCATTGATTGTTGTATGTACAATGATAGGCTTTTAGTTGGTCTTAACAATATTACACATTCACAATCCGGAACGTCAAACCCTTCTCCAAATAAATCAACATTACACAATACTTTTATTTTGTTTTTCCTAAACGAATTTATAACTTTTTCGCGTGTTTTCTTGCTTGTTGTTGCGTCAAGATGGGCCGAAACTATTCCCGCTTGGGAAAATTCAAAGCTTAATTCCTTTGATGCCTTGATAGAGCTACAATAGACGATAGTTTTTTTGTCATTGGCCAACTTTGTCCAATTCTTGAGCGTTTTACCATATACTATCTTTTGTTCTGTGAGTTCGTTTACTTCATCTTTCTTGAAATCTCCATTTCTTATGTGTAATTTACTTGTATCAATTATACGATTACTGTATAATCGAAAAGAAGAAAGAAATTGGTTAGAAATTAACCATTTTACGGAAGGCCCTTTTACAAGTTTTTTATACACTATTCCCAGTCCTCCTTGGTTCAGGCGGATTGGGGTAGCTGTAAACCCCAACAATATTGACGCGTCAAAATGTTCGTATATTTTTGTGTAGCTATTAGCTAAGCAATGGTGGTTTTCATCTGTTATTATGATATCGGGTTTTGGTTCATTGGTTAACCTCCTAGAAACTGTTTGAACCATTCCAATATTACAATAATTAAAATCAACACCACAGGTAATAAATGTTTGTTCGATTTGCTGTAAGAGTTCTTTTCTATGTACAAGAAAAAGAACTCTATTTTTTTTCTTTGTTGCTTGTGCCGCTATGTAACCCTGTATTATACTTTTCCCGCTTCCACAAGGACTTACTACACATATGGCCTTAAATTTTTGCTTTAAGGCCATTTTAATATGTTTTATCAGCTCTGCTTGGTAATTATATAATTTAATCATTGGTTATTCCTCCTTAAAAAAAGTTTCCTTCTCTGGCTTTCATTTTTATTGCTTCAAATGCTCTAGCATTAATACTTGTTTGTTCATCAATATGCTTTGTTAACATGGAAATACATTCTATTAAATCAATTCTAACCTCACCAACTATGTTATTTATATCTCTTCTATCTAGTCGGCCACTATCGTCGTCCGTTATTTCTTTTAAATCATTAATGCAACTACTTAATATTTTGTTTATTTCTTCAATACTCATTGTCATTCCTCCTATAATTCGTCAAAGTTAATCATGGTTTTACCATTTTCAATCATTCTTGAAATATGTTCTATACAGCCAATACATGAATTTTTTGTGTCAAGTTTTCTTGCTAAAGCGTCAACCGTTCCAAATTTATTTTTATATGGTGATATATAAATTTTAACCAAATTTTTTTGTGTCATATCTCTATAGTCAATTATTTCCTCATACATAACATTTGTTACTTTTGCAACTGTAATATTGTTATCATCATCTTTAAATTTAATATACATTGTTATTCCTCCTTTATTTATTTAGTATTTTTATTCCATGCAACAAAATTTTCTATTTGTCCTATTAATTCTTTTGTTTTACCATTGAAACAAATACATCTATCATCAATGGTTAAATAGGCAATCCCTTTTTTATTTGATATTTCATGATAAGGAATACTATAATAACTACAATAATTTTCAATACATCTTATTCCGTCTAAATCATTACATCTAGATGAATAAATTACTATATGATATCCCATATTAATTAATCTATCCAAAGTTTCTCTTATACCTTCTACTGGTTCATCTATAGCAACATTTATTCCTTGCCATCCAGATGTATAACTATGTATTACTCCGTCAAAATCAAATAATAATCGTTTCTTCATTATTCTTTATCCTCCTGTTTTTGAATTTTATTATCATTATCAAATTCTTTAAAATTGCCCCAAAATCCATGTGGGTCTAATAAATCCATATCATTTTTATGTGGATGTTTTTGTTTATTTTCTGATAATTTATCTGTTTTCTTTTTGTTCATATGCTTATCCTTTCTTGGAAGAGGGTTTTTGTGTTTTTAACCCTGTTTTGGATCCTTTTATTTATTTATCATTCTTCTTTTTAGTTTTGTTTATTTTGACCACGTTCCCAATCATAAGCTATGCAAAAATTTTTTTCACTATAAAGCAATAATATGCTTTTATCTTTACTTTCATATTTATAAATATGATAATTATTTTTTTTACTTTCTATTGTTTTTGTTTCTATTAGTTTTAAATCATCTTTGAAAGTAGTATTAATATAGCTTATAGTTTCTTCTATAGGTTTTTCTCTAAAATTAATTAAATTTTCATCCATTAAAAGTGAGTATCTTTCAGCATTATAATATTTTTTTGTTGAAGTCGGTTTAACTGTTTTTACTTCTTTTGTTTTTGTTGGAGTAGGTTTTTTAGTGGGTTCTTTTACTAATATTGTTTTAGAATTATTAGCAGAAAAAATGACATATTCATTCGATATTAATATAGTAAAATACATAAGAACTATTACAATTCCTATTCCAATTATCTTTTTATTACTCATCTGTTTATTCTCCTTTATTTTAGTATAATTCCATTTTATGTTTTGCTTTATTTGCATCTTTTAGCGTAAATGCGTTATTTTTATCTAAATCATTTTCACTACAACCTTTTATTATTTTCCAAATTTGATTGTTCATTTCTCCAAATGCTTCTTTAACTTCTTTTTTTAAAGAATTATCTGTGTATAACTCCATTGTTAAGTCTTCTAATACCATGACTATATTGTATGATATTGTTTTTTGTCTTTTACTAGCTTTTTTTAAATATATACTCATTTATTTATCATCCTTTGTTTATTTTGCTTTCATCTTGTTTTATTATGCTCTCTCTTTCAATGGTTTCATAAACTTGTTCATATTTTTGTTCTAAAAAAACACTTAATATATTTTTCTTTATTTTTCTTGGTACTGGAACATAGTATAATTTTTGCTTAGTTTTTTTGTCTTTTATTTCATATTCAACATCCATTTTCTTTAAAGCTAACCCAAGATTTGTATTATTTATTTTGCTATTAATGCTGCTATCATTCGTTATAAGTGTTATAATATCAGTATTAGGAACCTTGTAGCGTGGTTCTGATTGCCAATCAAATGTATTCATCAATAAGGATTCGACATAATCCTTTTTCCTAAATTCTTTGTTGTGTTTATTTAATATTTTTAAACCTTCTTTTCCTAGTTCATGACAATTCTTAGGATTTTCTAAATACATTTGATACAATTCAGCATATAGTAATTCATAATTTAAATTGTTTAATCTCCCAAAATAATCAATTATTTTTATAGGCCACCACCTACGATCAACATCATCAACTAAAAATTCGTCCTTGTCAACGGTAGCAGTGTAGACAGTTCTTCTTTTATGTTTTTCTGATTTTGATTCGTACCAATCTCTATAAGTATCTGTTTTTGTAGTTATAAAGGCTTTTGTAGCGTCAACTTCTTTTAATGTTCTCCCAACCTCCGCAAACTCAACACTCCAAGCTCTAATATTTTTCATTTTGTTGTCTCTATCACCGGGAATATATCTTGATTCACTGACATGATAGTTTCTTAACTCTGGCGGTGTTAAGTTTTCACACCAAGTTGTTTTTCCGGCCCCTTGTTTTCCTGTAAAAGTCAAAGCCCCTTGGCAAGCAAAGTCAGGATTAAACTGACAACTTATTCTGCTTAACATATAAGTTTTGAATAACATATAATTTATTTTTTCGTCTTCTTTTCGGCCTTTTATTGTTTTAAATAATTTATCAAGCTCTAATTTATTATAATTAATTTTGTTTTTAAATTTATCATATGATTTTAAGATATAATCTTTTATTGGGTTGATAGAGTTTTCTTTTCCTAAATTTTTTAATTTTCTGCAAAGAATATCATAATTTGTTTTTGAAAAAGTTTGTTTTTGTAATTCGTCCTCAACTTTATTGCTTATTTCACTAAACTCATATTGTTTATTATTTTTTGTAAATAAAATATCTTGCAAAATTTCATCATAAATTATTTTATAACCCAATTTATTTATTAAAATACCTATATTCCTTGTAGTTAAATGAGGCTTGACTAACCCTCCGGCCGTTGTTGTAAAGTCAGGATAATCAAAAGAATGTTGTCGAACGATAGTTTTAAATTTCTTTAAAAGTTTTTTTGTATCTTTTATCTTTCCAATGTCAAAATCTATTCCAATTTCTTTTAATAACTGTTTACACTCCGATTTGTCGTCTTCATATAGTGATCTTTTTTTTTCTTCTAATGATGTTATTGGACTTATTTTATTTGACATATTTTACACCTACTTCCCTACTATCTTTTTTAATACTAAAGTTGTTAATTCCTTTTCGCTAATCCTAGCTTTTGATGTTATTTTTCTTATTTTTGAGTCGATATCATCATCAAAAATTTTATCTAATTTTTTCAATGCCATTTCAATTATTTCCGACTGGCTATATCTAGTTTTAGTTGATAATTCTATTAATTTATTATTAATTTTTTGATTTAACACAATATTTTTCCTAACCTTAATTTCTTTTATATCCATTGTTTTACAACTCCTTTACATATAATATTTGATTGCTATACATATAATTATACACACATTTTTAAAATAAATCAATAATTGTTTATTTTTTAACACAATTTTAGTGTTTTTTTATCCGATTTTGGTTTTATTTAAAACAAGTCGAATAGTTTTTTAACTGTCCGCTAAAACCTTTCCGACAAACCTTCCGACTTATAGCCGTTCTGCTAGTTTTGTTTTGAAAGTTTTCGGAGAGCCGGAAAGGTTTTAACAAAAAAAAGTTTCTATATAAAAAAAAAGTGTGTATATACATATAAAAAATATAATTGTGTGTATCTTTTTTTTTCTATAGAGAAATACTATAAAAACTTTCCGACTTTCCGAACTTTCCGATTATACTTCTTTATTATCTTCTTTTCTCTTCTTAGAGAAAGAAAGAAAGAAAAAGAATATAAGTCGGAAAGTTTGTCGGAAGGTTGTCGGAAGGTTTGATTTTTTTTTAAATAACTATCCTATAACATTTTAATAACATTAAACCAACTCTATCAGCATCAATGTGATAATTTTGTGCTTAAGTTGAAATATGAACATGGCAAATAATTAACTTAGAGTTAACATTGTTAATTTGGCTGAAATGAATTTTGTAGTCTTTTGATAATTTCGTAACATATGCAACGTAATTTTGTAATAAATTATGGCTTGTAGTGTTGACCACATGTTTAATATGCAATAATGCCTATTATATGTAGATTAGTTGACATTTATTTACAATTGATCTCAATACTGATAGATTCAAGAATAGAATAAATTCCTTTGTATCCTTGAAAGAGGGTTTTTTTATGATATAATTGTATTAGTTTTTACATACTTTAAGTAATTTTTTTTTGGAACTGAAATGACATATTGTTTAGTTTTCCCTAAACAAACAAAAATACAAAAAGCCCATTTTTTTGGGTTTTTTGTTTGCTTTTTGTAACAAAAATGATATAATATCCATTAAGGGTTGTTATTTAAAAATGGTTGTGTTCGCTATAGATTGGTTTTACAATAAATATAGTAGTTAGTGAAATAGTATTGATAATACTTATTGAAATAGTTTTAAGAAGAATTACTTCCTTGATTTAATGTTTGGGCTATAGGTTTGTTATATAAATACACCTATAGCCTTTATCAATAAAAAATACTAAAGAAAGGAGAAAATCAGTGTCAGAGGATAGAATTGTTGATATGGTACAAGAAAATTTTAGAAATCTTAGGGAAGATTTAACCCACCGTTTAGACCGAATTGAATCCAAAATAGATCAAATGGTAACGAAAGACGATTGTAAAAAAAACCGTCAAAATTGTATAAGAGATACAACAATAAGACAGAGTGAATTGAGCCTTAAGAAGGTTACGGCGATAGGTGGAATAATAACGGCAACTATTACCGCCTCGGCTACGGCTGTTTTGTCCATTCTTAAGGTATTTTATCCATAAGGAGGGCTTTAGATGAGTTGGTATAACATTGAAGGATTAGGAACTATTAAGCACGATCAAGACCCAACAAACGACTGTTTATATCTTGATGCAGGGCACGGAGGCACAGACACAGGCTGTATATTTTACGACGGAACATACGAAAAGACTTATGTTTTAGACATATTTAAAAGGGTAGAGAAAATATGTAAACCTTATTTTAGTAGGGTATATGTTACAAGGACCACTGACACAAGCGTATCTTTAGAAACAAGAACCAAGTCAATGAAAAGTTTAGCAAGTAAATTTAAATCAGTTCAAGCCTACTCAATACATTGCAATGCTTATAATGGAATATCTAAAGGGGCCGAATGGTTGTTAAGTATATCTACGCCAAAAAGCCATAGTGATTATATTTTTTGTACAAATTTTTTGAAATATTATTGTAAAGAATTTAGTTTAAATAATCGTGGTATAGTCCAAAGGCGTGGCAACAATGGCGATTATTATTATTTACACAGAAATACACCGTCTAACTGCAAAGTAAAATTTATTGAAATGTTTTTTGGAGATAACCGCGATGACTGCAAAAAGGGGCAAACAGAAGCTTTTAAGGATAAGGCAAGCTTTTTCTTAGCTTCTTATATATTAAGGCGTTATGGTGTAATATTAAAAAAGCCAGAGACTAAACCAGATAAGCTTTATATAGTTCAGGCCGGTGCATATACTAAGAAGGAAAACGCGGACCAACAAGTCAAAGCACTGGCGAAAAAGGGTTTTGATGCTTTTGTGAAAATAGAAAAACAGTGATATAATAATTTTGATGCGTAATAGAAAACGAATTTATTTGAAAGTTCTGTGTAGAACCTTTAAACCTTTCAATTTAGATTGGTTTATTTTTTTTGTGTTTTTTTAAGAAAAACACTTGACTTGGGATAAAATATCCGATATAATATAAATATAGTAAGTCGCAACACAATAATAAATCAAGGGGGATTAGATTATGACTAATCAAAAATTTAGAAACACAGTGGCAAGCGAACTAAAAGCGTGGGAATTAACAGAAGAGCAATACAATGAAATAATGGAGTGTCCGTTGCATATGACACTAAGTCAATATGAAGATTATAAGGCTTCAAAAATGGAAGTTGAAGAAATGGAAGATGAAGACATATTTTAAAATATGTCTTCCCAAAAAATAAATCTAGGAGGATTAGAGTATGAGTCAAATAATAAATCAAATTAAAACAGAACTAAGAGGGCTAGAGAATACAGTATATAAGTTGAAAAATGATAAAGCTAATCAAGCTATATACAACAAAGTATTAAGCAAAATAAATGTTGCAAAACAAAGAGTTTCAAAAGCCGAAGGGATAGAGAAAGAAATAGCCAAAGTAATATTAAAAGATGTTGCCAAGGCGGCAAAACTTCAAAAACAAATGGAACTTGAAATTACTAGGGCAACAGTAGCGATCACAGAAGCAACTATTTTGATCGGTACCATAAAATAAAATTGGAGGGGTTAACCCCTCCAAAGGAGGTAAACAAATGGATAAATTCCAGTTAATAAAAAATGATATGTTAAATACAATTGAAAGTATGATGTCACTTGCATATTTAACAAAACAATGGTTACATTTTGATATGAACTCAATTGAGTATAAAAAAGCGGCAAAACATTTATTAAAAATAGAAATCTATTTAAGATACGCTAAGACCAAAATTAAGGTATATAACGACATAATGCAAGCAACGTACATAATGAAATTTGCAAATGATGAAATGGACCAAATATTAAGTCTAGCTGAATAAATTTTGTAAGCGAATTTCATGGGGTGTATAGGGAACTTTAAAAGGAGGGATTTACAGTGAAAACGACAACAACAAGCACAAGGGTTAAACTGGTGTGTTATGGCCATGATTGGTATAAGGAATATATAGAAGGGGTTAGAGTACCAATCACTGAAATGGAGGCAATGAAATTATTGGCTTTACATACACCAATAAAAATATTTAAGAGGTAAAAAAATGAATGATAAAGATTATGAGTCGTTGTTTAAAGGGTGTTTATTGTATGTTTTAGTAGGTATATTAGGAATATTATTTACAGGCTTTATAATAGGCCTAACATTTGGAGGTGACTTAGATTGGATATTCAAGACATTAGAAACATTGTTAAAATGATTGAAAAAGATTGTGAAAAGATTGATTCTATACTTGGTAGAGTTGGTTGTAACATAGAAATGTTAAAAAATCAAATAAAGGTGGACAAGGAAAATGAGTTATAGGTTTAATGGTGAAAAGTTTAAAAGGCTGTTAGGTGAAAAGGGCCTAACAGTCCATGACATGGCCGCCAAGTTAGGAATAAAATATGATAGTCTCTATCGGAAAATAGTAAATATAAATGGGTTTAAGATGTCAGAGATAATAATAATATTAGAAACTTTAAACAAAACATTTGAGGAGGTTTTCATGGATAATGAATGATAAAGACTTAGATATATTAATGAATTTAGTAAATAGCGAATTAATCCAAGCAAATAAAAAGTTTCCTCAATTCCAGTCGAGACATGAATCGTATGCAGTTATGAAAGAAGAAATCGAAGAAGCCAAAGAGGAAATATTAAATTTATGGGATTATTATTTAGAATATAATTTTTGGGCCGCAACAAGACAGGACAAAGAGAGAGCAGAAGTGAAGCCAATATTGGAAAGTATGGAAAATACAGCAATTGCGGCAATACAAGAATTAATCCAAGTTGTCGCTATGATACAAAAAGCTATAAGACTGGAAAGTTATCAAGAGCAAGTATTTAAAAATGAACAAGTGGAGGAACAATTATGAGTGTTTATGAAAATATAAAAATAACAAAAAATGCTTTTAATACCAGTTACCAAATAAATAGAAGGGCCGAAGACATTGTTGCAAGTGTAGCAGTAAGGGAAGGAATAAATATAAATAAAGATGAATTAATAGAAGTTGTAAGTACTTATGCGACAAAGTCAATATTATCTATGGATTCATGCTTGCAACTATTTTCATTACATTTATTCCAAGGTAACAGCTACGAAAAAACATTAAAAAGATTTAGAGAAAAGTAGATAAAAACTTGACAAAGGATAAAATATCCGATATAATATAAATATAGTAAGTATTAAATTTCTAGGAGGTAATTATATTATGGATATAAGTAAAATGAGTTTTAACAAAAGGATTAGACTAGTTAAAAAAGAGACTTTTGACGCGGT